ACAGCTAAAGTTCCTGCTGGTTCAGCTTTTCTTAAAATCATTTTATAGGTAGGCATGTTTATCTCCTTACAGTAAGTATTTATGCTGTCCTTTGGATCCACTCGTCAATCGTCCAAAAAGGAGCGACAAGATCCCTATAACGGGCTTCGTTAATATTTAGCACCTTTTCTCCTATTGGCAGTGCTTTTTTATGTAAATTTGCTAGGGTCCGATGATCAAACACTTTTAAGCCCTGTAGAACCATTAACCATGCAGTAGGACTATATCCATGCAACCAGGGCTCACCCTTTGTGCCGTTAAAATAATCAGCCCACTGGTCTAATTTTTCTTTGAGAGTTTCTGGAATTCTAAAAGAGTCGTTACCGTGACTTTGCCAAAATTCTGTATCTCTACGATGTCCCCTATAATGTAATGCTAGAAAATCTTTTATATCTTCGGTAATATTCCAAATTCTAAGATTAAATCTCCCCATACGCTCTTGTCTCAAGAATGTATTACTAGGTTTCCAATGATCTTGTAGGCAATATAAACTTTCAATAATAACTGCTACACCATTTGCTTCTAAGGGCTCTAAAAATCCACTACTTAATCCGATAGCAATAACATTATTGCGCCATGCGTTTTTCATCATGCCGGGAGTAAATTGAAAATTTGCGATAGGTTCAATATGCTCACCGAACTCTTGGCGTGCTTCATCTAGTGCTTGATCTAATGTTAAATGATCTGGATCGTAAATGTAGCCATTTCCTGATCTGTGTCTAATATTAATATTCCAACTCCAACCGTATTTCATTGCCGTGGCATTTGTAGTAACACAATAGCAAGGTTTGTCCCACCATGCTACTACAGCTCTAGCAGGAAAATAATTTGAGTAATCAACAACAGGTTCATTTAATACTTTACCTAATAGCAATCTAGCAAAACCTGAGCAATCAAAAAACCAATCTGCAGATAAAGATCTATTACCTTCTAAATTAATAGATGCTATATCTCCGTTTTCTTTTAATGTAGAATGCGTATATACTCCTTCTATTAATTTTATTCCTCTAGACAATGCTATTTCTTTAAAATATGCGGCGGCTCCTCTACTTTCAAAGTGCCACATAGGGACGCAAGGTAAATCAGACTCCGCTCCAAAAGGAACTTTTTGATTTTTTATAAACTGAGTGGCATAAAATGCTCTTGCGATAGGAATATCATTAGCGACAATAGTTTTTAGATATAGATCTTTTTCTTGCTCGCTATTCATTATTGAATATAATGTTCCTAGACTCAATTCTTCTTGAGGAGCTGTTCTTACATATTCAGTCCAACCGTCGAGCCATGGAGCATAATCAGTTTGAAGGGAATGTATGAATTCTGTTCCTACTCCGTTCCAGTTTTTAAAATATCCTCCTACTTTAGGAGTAGCATTTACTTTGCGAATGAAATCATTAGAATCTATTTTCAAATGTTTTAATAGGCTAACAAACGTTGTAGTTCCGCTTTCTCCTGCTATAATCGGAGGCTGGTTAGGGTTTTCAACTACTGTAACATCAACATCTGGGTAGTTCCTATGTAAAAATAATGCAGTCAGCCATCCGGCAGTCCCGCCACCTAGAATGATTGCTTTAGAGTTTATATGTGAGTTCATCGTATCTTTCTTTTAATCTGTTAATTGCTTCTCTATGAGTAAACACTTCGACTTTTAAATTTTCAGTCTGCTTTGCATCTGCTATGTTGTGCTTGGATAAATCTGTATATTTTCCGAGGTGTTTTTCGTATTTCTCTTTAATTGCTGTATGATCAAACATTCTCAAACCGTGCATGACTTGAGCATAATTCAAATGACTGAATAATATTAACGGCACGTTAAAATAATATCCGTTAGGGAAAGTTTTCTTAAAATAATCTAAATATTCTCTATTAAACTCTGTTTTAACAATTTCATTTTTACACCAACGCCAAAACTCTGTGTCATTTCTTTCTGTGAAATAGTGCAGCTGAATAAAATCAACAATATTTTCTGCAATTTTAGACATGTGATCGTTGTATCGTTTAGCAGTTAAATCTTCACCTCGATCGTAAAAGAAAATAGAAGGAGTTAAAATGAAACATTGCTGTATGGTAGTTCCGATACTAGAAGCTTCTAAAGGTTCAACAAATATACCGCTAAGGCCTACTTGCACACAATTCTTTATCCAAAATTCTTTAACATAACCTGCACCGAATTTAACTTTTCTGCCAATTTTTAATTCGTCTGAAATATTAAGATTGTCTTTATAATGTTTAGAAACTTCAGCATATGCTTGGTCTTCATTTATAAAACTGTCGCAGAATACATACCCGTTTCCGTATCGTTCTTGTGTAGGAATACGCCATACCCATCCGCTACCTAAAGCAGTTGCTTCTGTGTATGATGGAATGTTTTCAGTATATCCTGTGGGGAATGCTATAGCAGAATTCATAGGCAATTGATCTGTGCAATCCACCCATTGTGTTCCTAATGCAGTTCCTATTATTCTTCTAAATCCACTAGAGTCTATGTAAAAATCATAAGCATGTGAATTTCCTTGTTTGTCTTTAAGCTCTTTTACATAGCCTTGATTGTCAAGAATTACCTGTTCAACTTCTGTATCTACAAAATTAATTCCTCGTTCTCTGCATTTTTTGTGTAAGAAATCATTAAGTTTAAATGTATCAAAATGATATTGAGCTAAAATATCATGCAGCGGCTCTACATGACGACTCTGTTGACTCAAAGCCCACGACGTATCTAATGGATCTAAATTTTGACCTGCCATATAAATCCATGTAACTGGCAATCCGCTTTCTTTAGAATGATGGCCGTATTGCTCACTAATACTGTGAAAATAGCTAGTCTTATCCCCGTGCCAGTCTGTGAATTTGATACCAATTTTAAATGTAGCACCACATTCTCTAATTAATTCTGGAACAGAAATTCCTACATGTTCGATAAATTTTTTCCAATGCTCTGTAGATCCCTCACCTACACCGATGATACCTATTTGACTAGATTCAATTACAGTTACTTTTAATTCTGGATAGGCGTGTTTAAGCATCAGTGCAGATACTAGTCCGCTGGTTCCGCCACCAACTACACACAGCGAGTCTATCATAATTTATATTCCATACTAGAGCTACTCATTTTTTTAACATAGTTTATAGCTTCTCTACAAGTCATCCATCCTTTAATAGGTTCTTGTTCAACTTGTTTTAACAATTCTTCGTCATGCTGTCTAAAATGACCGTAGTATTTTTCATATCTTTCTTTGATACTAGCCGTGTCGAACATACGTAGTCCGTGCATGACCTGTATCCAGTTTAAACAATCATAAATTCTAAAATTACTCATTAGCCCGTCTTCGGGCAATAACATTTGATTAACAAAATTCTTTTTAAAATTTTCAAGATTTTCTTTGTTAAAATCGGTCATAGTCATTTCATTTTTGCACCAACGCCAAAACTCTGTATCATTTCGTTCAGTGAAATAATGCAACTGAATAAAATCTAAGATATTCAACATCATATCGTCCACCACGCGATTGTATTCTTTAATAGTTCCGGTATCTTTACGATCCCAATTCCATATAGATGCTGTTAATAGTTGTAACTGTTTGATAGTTGTAGAAATACTTGAAGCTTCTAATGGCTCAACAAAGTTACTGCTAAGACCTATGCTGATACAATTTTTAATCCACGCTTGATTAACTTTGCCTGACGTATAATTAATCTTACGACCAATATGAATGGTATCTTTAAAATGTTTTTGTATTTCGTCGAGCGCCTGTTGTTCGGATATAAAGTTGTCGCTAAAAACATAGCCGTTACCAAATCTATCTTGCACAGGACTACGCCAATGCCAACCGGCATCCATGGCTTTAGCTAAGGTATACGGAGGTATTTTTTCTTCGTAGGCTGTCTGAAAAGCAATAGCAGAATTTAATGGAAGATATTTTGACCAATCAACCCATTCGGCACCTAGCTTAGATGATATCACACGTTTAAATCCGCTACTGTCTATGAAGAAATCTGCAGAATATTGATTCCCCTGATCATCAACTATTGAAGTAACGAATCCTTCACTATCTAAAATAGGACCTGTGATTTCAGCATCTATAACTTTTATATGTAATGTTCGACATTTCTTTTCTAAAAAAGCATTTAATTTTTCGCTGTCAAAATGAAATTGATAATAATCAGTTAGGGGTTCTCTGACATATCCCTGCATAGGCAAATCCCAATGGAGCTTCTCACTACTAACGCCGTCGCCGATCATACGCATCAATGTATATGGAGCTCCGGAATAACTGTCCATCCAAATTAAAAATTCTGGAAGACTATGAAAATAGCTAGTGCCGTCACCGTGCCAATTTTCAAATTTAATACCAATTTTGATTGTAGCACCGCATTCATTAATGAGATCGATAATACTAATACCGACAGCATTGGCAAATCTAGTCCAGTGTTCTGTTGATCCTTCACCAACACCGATAGTGCCAATTTTTTTAGATTTGATTAATTTGATTTCTAGAGAAGGCATAGCGGTTTTTAAATATAGTGCTGCCATAAGACCAGCATTACCACCACCTAATACTATAACGTCATTTATCATTGATTATCCTTAGTGTTGCTTTTGAATCTGTAGCGAGGTTATGATTAATTTTTCCATTGGGCAAACTGTTAAAACTAATAATATATCTATTTTTATCACCTAGATGAGGCAAACTGCTGTGATACATCCAACTAGGAAATAATACTAACTTACCCGGCTCCGCTGTTACTTTATAAAACGGGTTATAGTCATATCGTAATACTTCTAGTTGTGCCTGTGTTCTATGGATGACAGGATCTTCAAACTCTGTCGGAGAACCTTCACTGAGATAATACACAGCACTCCACATACTCATAGAATGTCTATGCACATTTTGAAACATTTGATACTCAGCAAGAGCAACGTTAAACCATGTGCTGGTAATTTCTAAACTGTCACAGTCATATTTCATGTGATCTTTAACAGAATTTAAACATTGATCGAACCAAGCAAACAATTCTTTAAATTCTGGATGATTTCTAAGATCTACAATCATACTAAGTGTAGAAGTTTTTTTAATTTCTATATTGTCTAACTTGTCTAATTGTGAAATTAGATGCTGATTATCAATATTAGGATTTTTAAAGACAAAAACTTCCGTGGGAAATAGCTCTAAAATTTCCATTAAAATTCTACCCAACCTGTTAAAAGATATTTTTCTCCGCTGAGTGGTGGATTACCTCTGTGCGTGTGAGTAAACCCAGCTGGCCAAATAACCAACGTTCCTTGTGTGGCCGGAATTCTAACTCCTTGGTATAAAAATTCTGTTTCACCACCTTGTTCGATAGTATTAAGATAGAGTCCCCAAGATAATACACGACCTGCACGTTCTAGGCTGTCCGACTCAAAATGCCAGATATGATACCCTTGTCCGGGCAGTGTTTTTTGTAATTTCATCATGCGCACCTGATGCTTGCTGGCTTCAGATAATATGCTGTAATGCTCTACGTATTGGTTGTAACAGTTCCAAAACCGATCCATAAAATATGTGATAAAACTGGTATCCGGAGTGAATCTTAGGCTCTGCTGTTCTAAAACAAATACCGCACGATCGTTCTTTTTATGACTCGGAGCATCGCCTATTTGGACACGACTATAGCTAAGGTTTAGCCCAGCCATAGCTTCGTAATGATCTATAAGAACTTGACATTCTTCTGGAGTCATTACACCGTCGAATACGGCAATATCTTTGTTTAAATCCATGGTTAAAATATCCTGTAGGGTATTTATGTGTGTAGTTTTTAGCCGAGTTTAAACCAGAACACCGTTTTTAACTCCGCGATAAATATATAATCATAATGGATTTTAAATATGGCGACAGATCGTAACCCTATTCTAGACAGCGTAAGAATAATACCCAGAGAGCAGGAATTCCTAAACAGAAAGGTAGGCTCTCGTGGAGAGATCTTTTACGACCGTGAAGATAACGCTTTAAGACTTTTTGATGGTGTTGAGCCCGGCGGTTTCGCCCTGCTAAGAGCAGATTTAACCAACGTTGAGGGAGTAATTGGAGCCCAGCCTAGCGCCACAGTTCCAGCTATAGCTCAGGTCGGAGCTATGTGGTTTAATACTACCAATGGTAGACTCTTTGTATACTACAACGATGGTAACAGCAATCAATGGGTGCAACCTACTTCTAGTTTTTATGATCAGCAAGGAACTCCTACTGCATTAGCATTTCCTGGTTCACCAACAGTCGGACAGACTGTTACTAACGGTGTAGATACTTGGGAATGGTCTGGCACTTATTGGGGTATTAAAAATCAAACAACTCTAAGTCTTACAGGACTTACAGTTTCTAATGTTATAGACGGACAAGTTGACAGCATATCTAATCATACTATATCTGCTCTCAGCGATGTGGGCAGCACAGCAGGTGCAGCCAACGGTGATGTTCTAGGATATGATACTGCTCAACAACAATGGTTACCAATAACACTATCATCAACATTTAATGGTGGAACAATCAGCAATCCATTATTTGTAAACAATAATACCGCAAGCACTTCATCAGTAACTGGTGCGCTAAGAGTATTGGGAGGAGTGGGTGTCGGTGGAGAATTATTTGTTGCGTCTAATATTAATGCTAGATTTAGAGGTGAGCTAAGACTTTGGGACAACGACAACACACAACACATTGGTTTCCGTGCCCCAACTAATGTAACAACAAACACAGTCTGGACACTTCCTGCCACAGACGGAACTATCGGCCAAGTATTGACTACTAACGGTTCCGGAACACTAAGCTGGGCCACAGTAACCAGCGGTGGTGGAGGTGGTGGAGCATCTAATCCACCTGGTGGCGCAGACGGAAATATTCAGTTTAATAACAATGGATCATTTGGTGGCACAGCTAATCTAGTCTGGGATGATGCTACCAATACGCTAGGAACATTTGAATTATATGTTAATTCAACAACAACCAGCACATCTCCTACAACGGGCGCAGTTATCGTCGACGGGGGTGTAGGAATTGGCGGAAGGTTAAATGTCGGAGGTCAAACAAAAGTGACAGCCAGCACAGCTTCAACATCAACAACTACTGGAGCCTTTGTAGTAACAGGAGGTGCTGCCATAGGCGGCAGCGTCCATGTTGGCGGGAATGTAAATATAACAACAAGCCCAACAGATCCATATCATGCAACAAATAAATCGTATGTTGATGCTAAAGCGTTGGCATTTTCAATGGCGTTCGGAGTTTGAGGAAAAATTAAATGGCAAAAAAATTAGTTAAAAATTATGTTTTTACACCTGGTAGAGGTTTAACCTATAACGCTTATCCAGATGCATGGCAAGCGATACACAATAATAGAGATTTTCTTCTTAGCGAAATCACATCTTTCAACACCAACCAGGTTGCCGACGCTACAAAATGTGCTAGAGACCTAGGATACATCATTGATGCATCTGTATTCGATATGGCTCTGGGCACAAATTATAATGCTATCTTCCAAGGACTAGCAGAATACAATTCAGACTACATTTCAGGAACAGTTATTAGAACTATCCAACGAACAAGAGATGAAATGTTAGGCAGAGCGGGTATAACTGGTGTAGCTACTCCTACAACAAGATTGACCAACTATTACAATGAAATTGTAGACATTGCACAAAACGGACGTAACGCTGCCGATGCATACACTTTTACAAATCCATCATTGGGTGTAACAACCAGTCAAATCGCTGCCAAAGACAAATTAGTAGCCAATGCCAACTTCATTGCTGCAGAAATCAATGCATGGGTGGCTGTTAATTACCCTGGTGCTGATCACGATCCTGCAAAATGTTCACGAGACGTCAAGTATGCAGTATATTCTTTTGCCTACGATATCTTATACGGTGGTAACAGTGCTACCTACGACAATGCAAGATTCTTCTTTTATTTCGATCCTGCATTAAATCCTGGGATTGATCCTACACACAAAGCACAAACAGTATCGGCATACGATTATCTGGCACAGATTCTAAGTCAGATCGTGCAAGGAACTTCAATCACCAAAAGCGCAGGCAATGCTTTGACTCAGGTTACTTCTGGAAATAATGCAAACTCTACTGATGCAACGACCATTTACAACCTAGCTATAGTTATCAAAGATGTTATCAACAATGGAACTAGTTCTCTTCCAGGAACAAGAACTACTCCGACATTAGCATCGTTAGGTGTATCAGCAGAATTACTTACCGCAGCCACAGCTATCGGTAATGCAAAGGCCGCAGTTATTACTTCAGTGAATGGATTTGCTGGTTATGTATTTGACACAGCAAAGTGTCGAAGAGATTCTGGATATGTTCTAGATGCATTACTGAGTGATTTAAGATATGGCGGCAATGAAGAAATTCGAAGAGTGGCTTCAAAATACTGGGACGGGTCAACTCCTCAGATCGATGGATCAAGATTGCCTGAATATGAAACATATCTATTTGTAACTGATCTAGTAAACAATTTTATCATCGATAATCTTGCTGTAGCAGATCTACAACAAACAGAAGAGCCTCAAGTTATTGACGGATCTTTAAATGGCGAAGCTGGTGCAAAAACTAGAGTAACAGACTTGCTTGACATTGTGGTTGATGTGATCACTACAGGTTTATCGGTATTGCCAACAGAGAATGTTCAATTAGCACGTATAGCGATTCTTGGTAAAATTGAATTAGAAGATTTACTACTGATCAGTAACGTTACTACTAACACAGTAATGTATAATTTTGCTGATCCAGAAAAAGGCGGAACAGTATTCTTCATCGATGAAAATACCGTAGACTATCCTCAGGCTATTACTACCAGCAACGGTGTTACTTATATCCGTGTAAAAACTGACTGCTACTCGATGAGTTCGTCGGACGCTATTCAAATTTTCTTAGAAAATTCTGAACTACGAGTTCGCCCTTATGATTTTGGAACAGATGCTATTGAACGTATGCGTGTGGCCCAACCACAGGCCATGCTTGACGCTGACTTTGAATACGGTCTACAGCCAACTAAGTGGCAGGCTATTGGTATGCAACGTGGCTATCCGGCAACCTTTGAAGTTTCTGCAACTGACGTTTCAGTAACTTCGGTTACTACTGATGCATCGACTGGGACCAGCGGTGTTGGTAGTTCATTGATCACTGTAACCACTAACGGAGCTCATGGATTTGCCGCAGGCACACCGATTACTATTAGAGCTCTTGCAGCTTCTATTACAGGTTTCAATCGTGCAGAAGGCACATTCTTGATCTATGATGTTCCTACAACCACAACATTTAGATATTATGCCAAGGCCAAAGTAGGAACCAGCAACGGACAGGTATTGGCGACCTCAACTACACAGCTAAGACAAGCATCATTTTACACAGGTGCTTCGGTCGGAACACCAACATTCACTGTTGCTTCAAACGGATCGAGCGGATCATTCCTTGCAACCATAAGAACAGAAACAGGTCAAAACACCATTGCATTTACAGGAACAGCACCTCCAGTTGGTGCACCATTAAGTGGTAGTGGAATTAACGCAGGCACACAGATCGCTGGTGTGTTTGGTGGTTCTAATTCAGACGGTATTGTTGACTACAAGTATGTAAAAACAACTTATTCGGCAGGTGCAACATCAATAGCGGTAGTTGATACCAACGATTTAAGTGCTGGTATGGCTGTAGGCAACGAAGGTAGTCCAAATTTATTAAGAGAAATTAGCGGAATCGTTGGCACCACTTTGGTTCTCAACGGTTCAGTAACAGTAGGCCACAAAGGTGATGAAAATACTTATACTGGTTCAGCAACTGCTTTAGCTGGAACCGGAACTGGTTGCCAATTAAACATTGGTGTCACAGGTGGCGGTTACAATTTAAATGCCATTGCAGCAGCAGGAACTGGTTATGCTCGCGGAGATACTTTACGACTATTGGGCGACCAATTAGGCGGAACTACTCCCGACAACGATCTTTATTTGAATGTTAACTCTGTTGGCGCTGGCGGCAGCGTAACTTCGGCAACTATCGTCGAAGGCACTGGTGTTGGAACAGCCACATACAGCGGAATTTCCACAGGTAACGCTGGATCTAGAGGAACTGGAGCCGTATGGACCATCACTAGACAGAACGGTGTTTATACAGTAACCAGTTATGGATCTAATCCTACCAGCAATTATTACTTCGGTAATAGATTCCGTGTTACAGGCAGCAACTTTGAAGGCACAGATGGAGTTCACGATTGCACATTTACAATCGCCCATCCAGTCGGCGGAACACTAACTCAATTACCAACCGCAGCAGGAACAGTTCAGAGAGGAGATCAGATTCCAGTATATGCAACTATCACGTTATCTGAAGGAACTACTGGATTGGTATCTGCCGGTAACAGCATTACATATTCTGCGATTGCTTCAGTTCAAGTAGCATTTGCAAGCAATCATGGTTTTGTTCCAGGCATGGGATTAAACATTGCAATTACATCAACAGGATCAAATCACCAATTAGCTGGCGGACCTTTCTTTGTAGAGCAAATTATAAATGCAACCACTATTAGATATGTGGCCAGAGCTCCGGGAACAATTGACACTGGAACTACTCTAGAAGGTGTGGTATACGCAAGACCCGATACATTCTTTACACATAGACCATTCGACGGCGGAGTTATGCTAGGCACAGGCGGTCCTCAGCATGGTGGTCATGCTATTCGTCAAAGTAAAAAGTATATTCGTTATCAGTCTGGTAAAGGCGCGATGTATAATACCGGTGCTTTGTTTGCTCCTAGCTTTGATTTAAGATCAGTAACAGCAGCTTCAACAGCATCTGGAGCGATTATTACAGTGACTACCGATGACGTAGATCACGGAGTCCAAGCCGGTGCAACTATTCGACTAAGTGGAATTACAACCACAGGGTATAACAATGATTACACCGTAAACGAAATTGTAGACGAAAGAAGTTTCCGTGTTACTGCCGGAGTTCAATTAGGATCAACTACCGCAGTTTTAGGATCACAAGCACAGATGAGCTTGGTCAACTGGCACGGTGCAGTGGTTAGATCTGGTCCGTTTGATGATCAAAACGGTATTTTTTATCAATACGACGGTAGAGAATTAGCTGTAGGGCGTAGAACATCTACTTTCCAAATTGCAGGAACGATCGCTATTGGTTTAAATTCTAACTTGGTTACAGGAACAAATACACGTTTCCGCGATCAGTTGCAGGAAGGAGATCGAATTGTTATCCGTGGAATGACTCACGTTGTGGCAACGATCGCTGACAATACTACAATGTATGTTACTCCGGACTGGAGGGGAGTAAATGCAGTTAGCGGTGTTAAAGTCTGTAAGGTTCAAGATTTAATTATTCCACAATCAGAGTGGAACTTAGATAAGTGCGACGGCACAGGACCATCTGGATATAACATCGACATCACAAAAATGCAGATGATTGGTATACAATTTAGCTGGTATGGTGCTGGTTTTATTGATTGGATGGTCCGTGGTCCGGAAGGTAATTACACATTCTGTCATAGATTAAAAGGTAACAACTTAAACACTGAAGCTTATATGAGAACTGGTAACTTACCTGTTCGATACGAAGTGTTAAACGAGGGTGCTAGATCTAGATTAAATGGAGCTATGACATCTGGTCAAAATACGTTGACTTTAGATGATGTCGGTAATTTTCCATCTAGCGGAATTGTGTTTATTGACAACGAAATCATTTCGTATTCAGGAAGAAATACCACATCTAATCAATTAACTGGACTTACACGAGCCGCGTCAATGTCGAACTTTGCCGCAGGTGCTACAAGAAGTTACACAGCCGGATCAGCAACTTCGCATTTAGATAGAACAGGCGTAGTGTTAATTTCAAATACAACAAGCCCGATTATTAGCCACTGGGGTAGTGCTTATTTGATTGACGGTAATTTCGATTCTGATCGTGGTTACATTTTCTCATATGCATCTACTGGTAACAGTATTGATACTACTAAGAAGACTGTGTTCTTGATTCGACTAGCACCGTCGGTGTCAAATGCTGTAACAGGCGACTTGGGCGAAAAAGAATTGTTGAATCGTGCGCAGTTACTATTAACTTCGATCGCGATTACATCCGATGATATGACCACAGGTGCTTCGGGTATAGTTATTGAGGGTGTGTTAAATCCTCAAAACTATCCATTAAACCCAAGTGACATTTCTTGGAACGGATTGACAGCACTGTCAGCCGGAGGACAGCCTAGCTTTGCACAGATTGCTCCGGGTGGTTCTGTGAACTGGAACGGCGGCGCAACTACTACCACAGCTAACGGAACAACCACTGCTACGATGACTAATACTATTGCGGTGCCTAACAACACAGCATTTAATAGAGGCAGTGGATCTACATTCTTCTATGTGACACAGGCATCGTGGCAATCATCTGGGGCATTCGTTGCTCCTACAAACTACACTTCTCCGTTAGCTGGTGTTACTATTAACGATGTTAAATTCCCTGCAGGAACAAGAATATCGTCAGTGTCGGGACCATTTAACTTCTCTGGCATTAACTACTATCAAATTAATACCAGCGCAGCTTCAACTGCCGCAATCAATGCTAACCAAACAGTTACATTGAACTTAGGTGGTGCAAGTGCTGCGGTTACATCTACACTATACTTTACACAGGCAAGCTGGGTATCGAGCGGTGCTACAACTAACACACTTGTGTCTGACGCTAAATTCCCAGCCAACACTCGTGTATCATCAGTGTCTGGTCCGTTGACATTCGGTGCTACAACATATTATGCAGTGACCTTTACACAGAGCTCATTGTCTTCGACTAGTGCAGGTGGAACTGTTACATTTAGTTTTGGTCAACCGGCGTATGCATTGCCAGGAGAAACAGTATTTTCGTTCGTAGCTAACCCCGGCGAAACTGCGTCATTAGATCTAACACAGTTGAAAGAACTAGGAACGACCAGTATTGGCGGACGAGGAACATTCCCGAATGGTCCGGACGTTCTAGCTATTAACGTTTATAAGGTTGGCGGAACTTCGACTACAGCTAACTTGATTCTAAGATGGGGCGAAGCTCAGGCTTGATGCTTCTGGGCTTCTTTCCAATCTTTTACTAAAGTTTGTAGACGTTTTCTAGATTGGGTAATGGTATCTCGAATGTCGGGAGCCATTACACCTAATTGACGAGTTATGGCTAACTCTAGATGACGGTTATCTAATTCTTTCACAGAATTAACTAGTTTACCTATTAAATTATTAAATTCAATCTTAACAGGACCTTCTGGCATCTGTTCATAGACTGATTGATATTCAGATAATTCTTGTTTAAATCTTTCAGATTTTTGCACTGTCGGTAGCATTTTCTAACTCCAATATTGTAGCAATTTTAGTTTTTATAATTTGATTATTTAATGTCGTTTTTAAACCAATGTGTAAATTTCTAGGCAACTGATCTAATACTGCCCAACATATAGTAGCAGAGGCCTGGGTTAAAAACTCATGATCGACGAGACAGATGTAAGTTCCATACTCAAATCCTCGGTCCTCGCTGAGATACAACTCGATCGGAACTATGCGTCCTCGAGAATATCGACTCATCAAGTCTTGTGAATCTTCTAATAGTGTTGAGTTTCTAGCAAAAGTAGGCACAGTCCAATGTTGATCATCTAAGATCAACAGCAATCTTCCTGTGTTTTTAGCTAAGAAAAGTAATCCGGCACGCTGTTGCATACCTTTACTTATTGTGGATCTAAGATGAAGCCCCAACTATTTGGAGCATATTCGCCTTCAAAAGATTTTAACCACTGCTCGCCATCCCAGCGATACTGTATACCGGTTCTTAAGTTTTGGATATAAGTTGGATCTTCGCCAGTAGCAGGATTCCAAACTTGCTTCCAAGTAGTGCCATCCCATTCGATAATACTATTAGCACGAATTACACAGTCGTTGCCTACAGTATCCTTCCAGGCGTCTGGTCCGTCATATAATGTTGCAGAACTATCCACAGCTGGCGGTCCAAAACTTCCTCCTACATTTTCGCTAATGTTAACATCGTCTAACATTAAGAAACGTAATCCTAACGGAATCTGCGCGGCAGATCCGTATACTTCAATAGGATTATATTTGTAAGGATCAATGATAGCATCAACTGTTCCTCTAGCAGCTACTCCGCTGACAGAACTATTGATGATTGTATTTGTAGGAACAGTATCTTGATCAAATGTAACTACGATAATACTAGGGTCAACAGCATTGACCGCAAAAGTTCCTATCATATCGTATCCATTAGGCTGTTTGAAAAATATTTGACTACCAGCATGGTATCCGCCTTGAATATCTAAAATCGTTTCCCAAGATACAGGATCACCATTTTTATAATCTTTCTGGTCAAGGCCTAGGGCTAATACAGCACTAGTTGGGTTTACGAGACTCACATCGTAATCGTAAGGTTGTCCATTTTGACTCTTAAACAATAATATTCTATAATTGTTTGTAGTAGTCTGGAATTTACCTGTATTTCTGTTAAAGATTAGATCTTCGAGATCAGCGATCTCACCTTGTTCGGTAAACACATTACTAATAACACTCTTAACAATGCCAAGACGTTTAACCTTAGCAGGAGGTGTAATATAGATAGGCATTTCAAATTCCATAGAACAAATATCGATATCAGATTCTGCTCCTTGCGGAATTGATCTAGAACTAAAATTAATCGATTTAAGATCGATCACACTTAAACTAGTCCAGTCGACATAGTTATCTGTAGTTTGTATTTCCAAACTTGGATTGAATAAAACTAAAATCTGTTCTAATAGTTGAAGCTTTTGATCAGTATTGCTGGTCCATACATCACATTTCATTGTAAGTTTGAACGGTGTAGGCATTAAACGTTCTACAGTATAGTTTCCGCCTTGAACATTTTGATATTGTATAGTTCCGTCAGTATCTGTGTATCTACGTTCTCTAATGTTTACTTTACTGATAAATGTGGCATCGCTAATTCTTGTAGTATCTAGTTCAAGACCAGTAATATAACAAGCCATACGTGGAACTGTAGGCATTTTATTTTCGCTGTTATCTTTAATGATACTTGCAACTTGTCTAGTTAAATCACCATACATCACTGGAACAGTTTTTTCTTCGGGTGTAGCTCCACCTGTTTTATATTTGAAGCCTATAAACACACGCATAAACTGTGTTACATATCTTCTTATCTGTCCGTCGTAAAAATAATCCATTATTCATCCGCCTGTGGTCTTAAAGCCTTAGACAAGCTCTGTTTTTCTTTAACATTTCTGCCATCGATTGTAGCACTGGCTTTGTTATTGATAAAGCTGCTCTTGAGAGTTTGACGTATTTCTTCCCAGTAAGGAGATTCGACAGCAGGTTGTATTCCAGCAGGAACTGCTTTAACAGCTACAAAATATGCACCGCCAAATGTAACATTGTCTCCGGCAACATAAGTTGAAGTTTCTGTCCAAGAACCTCTATCAACTTTACCGTCAAATCCTTGACTATTACTCATAGTCATACGTTTTACATCCTCCATCTTGACCCATCGAGCGCCATTGTATCGGAATAATCTGTTCGGTAGGTAATCTGTTCTTAGACAGAATTGACCTTCCATGGCATTAATAGGAAATGCTATACCGGAAGAGAACGGAGCGCCATTCGGTGGACGACCGTCGTCTGTAATATATCCAATATAATCTTTGTGATCTGGAGATTGATTTACAGTGTCAGCTGTAACACTCATGTAAATCGGCTCCCCATTTTCGTCATAAATGGTATTACCGTTCGGATCTGTTGTAGGAATTAGAACGAGATCATCTCGATCAGCAGTGACTAGTGCTACTTCTCCATTGGTATCTGTTTGTATGGTATAGAATTTAGAAGTATCGTAACCGCTCTTAGGAGCATCGGCCTCGGCTTGATCAAGAACTGCCTGTGTGATCTGCATTTCTTTTTCGTATGTCGACATAATGTCGCGTAATGTTTGATCACTACCTTCACCTGCAACACCGTCAAGAATATCTTTAAACTCTTGGCTATCAACTAGAGGTTTGCATTTAGCACGATATAAATGCGGATACCAAGTAACAGAAAATCCTTCTGCTGCTCTAGTAACTTCTTCTATAACATAAAATCGTTTTAATGCAAATTGAAAATCATTCAATGCAAATTCATCTTTTAAATGGGGCAACTCAATTACATCGCCTGCGATTAACTTTCGTCCAATTTTTTCCACAGTATCGTTAATGTGGAATGTAATAAAAATCGTATCATTTTGTAAAAATAATCCAAATTGGCTCAGATTAAAATCAGTGTCTTGTATATTGTAAGCACCTCGCAAAACATAAATGTCTGGATCGTATTTTCTATCACGATTTTCTAAAAATAGAAGATCTTGTATCTGCGTTTCGGAGGGAGAAGCATAAC